CTCGTCCTCGACTGAGGCGTCCAGTTCGAGACCCGAGGCGTCCGGCAGATCGGTGGTGAAGGTGACGGGCATCTATTGATCCTCCCTCGCGGTGACGTGTTCGGTGTACGATTCGACGGTCGCACCGTACAGCTGGCCGTCGAGCAGTTCCGTGGTTTCGTACGACTGGGTCTCGTCCTCGCCGACGGGAGAGATGTCGTTGCCGTCCTGCGAGTACCCACCGTCATCGTCTGGATCGAGTAGGACACGGTAGCCGTCGGCGTTGTTGCTCGGATCCGTCCACGAGAGCGTTGCATAGCGGCCGGTGACGTCGTCGACGGTCAGATCCTCAACTGGAGGGAGGTTTGTCGTCGCTGAATCGGAGATATACGAGGACTTCCATGCGAAGACGTAGTCGCCATTTCGGTACTGTCGGACAAACGAACGGGTGCGAACATCGTACGCTTCACCGTCAAGCAGCCCTGTGATCGTATACGGCGAGGCCGTGTTTGTTTCGTCCGTCCACGACGATGCGCCGGTCTCTCTGGAATCGAGATCGCTCTGATCACCAAAGGTTGCGTTTCTCGTCCATGAGACCGTGATTTCGCGGTCCGTCGTCGTATCGAGTGTCAGGTCTGAGGGTTCAGCCGGGCTCGTGTACTCATGGAGCAGATCGGAGACGACGACCCGGTCGACTGCCCAGTAGTCGCCGTCGAACATCCCGCTCGACGTGGTATCTCCAACACGAATGCGAGCATCGGACGAGAGCCACAAGTCAGGGACGAGCGTGCTGACTTCGCACCAGCCCTGTTCGTTGTACTCCCAGAACCATTCGGCGAGCACCTGCCACGATGACCCGTCGTACCATTCGATGTTGAAGTTTTCAGCAGAGCCATCGAGCGATCCGACGGCAAACACGCACTTGACCAGTACGTCCGTCTCGTTCGAGAGGTCGCCGAGGTTCTTCTGGACCCATGTCGATTCGGTATCGTCGGCACCGTACCCTTTCAGGTAGCACGACCCCTCGTCGGGGCCGGAGACGCCAGTGTCGGCGTGGCTTCCCCCTTCGACAGTGTGCCCGCCGTATGACGAATCCCACGCCGAAATGTCGCCACTCTCGAAACCATCCTCGAAGTAGACGCTGCCCTCATTGCCATAGTCGGCAAAGACGAACTCCGATGTCGTTGGGGCGTTCGATCCACTCCGGTTGACGCCCCTCAGTCGGAATTGATAACGAGCGTTTTCTTGGAAGTCGGCATGGCTTGTCGAAACTATATACGATCCATCATCTGCATCGGTGTTGTCGTGGAATATCCAGGTACCGTATCCGCTGCCTGTATCCTCTCGGTACTGAATCTGAAGGCTGTTCGAGGCAGAGAGAATATCACTCTGGTTGGTCCATGAGATCTCGAATGTATTTGCGTCTGGGCGGCCTACACTCGGATCATGCGGTGGGATCGGTGATGTACAGACGGTATCTGAGTATGACCAGTCGCTGTTAGCGTCTGAACCTTCAGCACGCACTCGGAACGTGAACGACGAGTCAATGCCGACTTGCGACTCGTAGCTATTGTCGCTGTTCGGTCCGTACGTTACACTCGTTGACGTGGGAGTCGTTGGGCCACCGGAAGGGGCTGTCCATGTGATGCTGTCACGGTTGATATGAACCCGGAAGTTCTCCGTCGCGTTCGCCTCGTCGGTCCAGCTTAGTCCGATGTCGTCGTCCGCATTAACGGTCGCGCTCACGCTGGAGGGTGCCGGCATCGTCGTCGTCCCGCTCGCCTCGTTCGACTCGTCGGACTTGCCGTAGTCGGTGACCGACGTGACGACGTAGTAGTACGTTTTGCCGTTGTCAAGTCCTGTATCGGTATACGATGTCGTCCCGGAACCGACTTCGTCGACCAGCGTGTCGCTGGTGGTGACGCCGGACGACGTATCCCGGTAGATCCGGTAGCCGTCAGCGGAATCCTCCGAATCCCAGCTGAGGTCGATCTCCGAATCGCGCGTCGCGTCGACGCTGACATTCTGGGGCGGATCGATCGTCCCCTCGGTGATGACGACCTCACCGGCGCCAGTGATGACGCCGCCGGACTGGCTATCGATCGTGACTGCGCTGTCCGTGTACGTCGATCCCGCGCCCCCACCGGCAGACTCGGCACCGCCGCCGCCGTAGTATCCACCACCACCGCCGCCACCGCTACCCTCGAACTCATCGTCGCCGTCTCCGCCGTTCATCCCGCTGCCGGCGGTCCCATCTCCTGGACCGTTACCCGGACCATCCAACGTCCCACCTCCACCGCCGGGATCGTCGTCAGTGCCGTCGGGGCCGCCATCCTGGCCATCAGGAATCAACGCGTCGCCGCCGTAGAAATATTGGCTACCGTCGTAGTCGTATACGTGTCCTGCAGCCCCGCCCGCCCCACCAGCAACAATCATTCGAGCGGATTCCGTGTCTGCATCGAGCCGGACACCCGAGTGGCCGCCCCCACCGCCGGCCGCACTCGAGCTACCGCTATACGACCCATAGACTCCGTTACCGCCGGTCGGCCAGCCGCCGTCACCACCTTCCTCACCCGACGACGCGCTCAGGTCACCATCCTGTCCGCGCTCACCGACGTAGATGTATAGCGTCTCACCACCATCGACGGAGAACCCACCGGTGACTTCGGATCCGTCGCCACCGTAGTAGTAGTAGCCCTCATTGGAATCCGAGTCGCCCCCGGCGGCGCCGCGAACAGTGGCTTCGATATAGTCGGTATCAGAAGCGACTTCGTGCGTTTGGACCGACCCGGTAAAACTGTATGTCGTTGCCATCTATCGACGCACCTCCTGTCGGCTGACAAGTCCCTTCGTCTCGCCCGTCGCCACGACCGTCGACGCCGCGATTGGGTCGAGCCAGTCAAGGATCCCCTGCGGGATGGGCTCGCCGTCGTCGGCCTGCGGGTTATCAAACAACACCGCGTCGGCGCCGCGCCCGAGAATCGCGTCAAGTGCGAACAGCGAGGAGCCATCGCTGAACGTCAGCTGCGCGTCGACGCGGACCATCCCGACGTGCGTGAGGTCGACGTCGAGCAGCGACCACGACGAGTCATTCGACAGCCCGACAGCGCTCCAGGACGACGTCGACGAGCCCCAAGTCTCGGCCGTGATCGTGCCGGCGGCCTCGTCGAGCTCGAGGCGCAGGACGCCCGAGTCCAGGACGACGAGGTCGTCGAAGTCGTGTTGCGTATTGAAAAGCTTCGCCCACTGCAGCCCGCCGTCGTTGTCGTGTTTGCTGTCGTAGCCTCGTGTGTCCCAGACACGGATGTCGACGGTCTCCTCAGCGCCGTAGTCGATGTCGTAGATAAGCCACAGATCCTGATCACTCGAGAGCGAGAGCGCCGACCGACCGTCCGCAAGGTCGAAGATCTCGACGTCGCCGAGCTCAGCCTGTCGCGTCGACGTCGCCGACGCCGGCGCGACCGCGCTTGTTTCGTCGCGGTACCAGCGCACTTTCGACGCCGTCGACGGCATGCCGACAAGCTCTGTCGTGTCGTTCCCCCACTGCTCATCATGGTCTACCTGCGAGGGATTCGTCTCGAGTGCGCGCCAGGCGCTGTTCCGGGTGCCCTTTTTCGAGAGTGAGACGTCGTAGCGCTGGACGGCCTCGGTTGCTGCTCGGGGCGGGGCGATATCGGCGGACTCTATCTCGTAGTAGCCATCCAGTGCCGTCGACACACTATCCGACAGCGCCGTGACGGGGAGCGGGCCCAACCCACTGGAGGCGAGTTCTTCGAGTTCCTGCGCCATCTTCGCAGCGTAGCGTGCCCGGTAGTGGCCGCGGATCTGCTGGTCGGCGGGCTCACTCGCGATCTGTTCGATGTTCCCGCCGTCCTGATTGAGAACCCCCGAAGAGGCGATCTGCTGGCGGAGATTGTTCTCACGATCTGTTTGGCCTGCTCCGGTCGCGACCAGCGTGTAGAGTTTGAGGTCTTGGTCCATAATTATCCGTCAGTCTGCTTATCGCCGTCGAGAAGCCCGGAGAGCGTCGCCGTTTCAACAAGCGTTGTCGACATCTCGTACGTATCCGGTCCCTTTCTGGTGAACTCTGGCTGTTCCAGAAGGACCTGCAGCTCGTCGTCGAGGACACCATCCGGCGAGTACTCGCCCCACTGGAAGCGTGCCGGCGAAAGCGAGTCCGTGCCGCCGCTCGCGACACGCATGTAGTTCGTGAACACCTGGGCCTTCGTGACCGCGTCTGCGCCGGTCGCAGTCGCCTCGGTTTCGGCGCTCGGGTCAGCCGAACTTCCCCACTGGAGCGTCTGGCCGTCGTTGTCGGTCGTGTGCCCGCTCGTGACCTGCGCCCGGAGCTCAATCGTATGCTCGCCGCCGCCAGGATCGAGCGAAAATCCCTTGCGAGCAGACTCGTCCTCGCCGACGAGACCGAGTAGGAACCCGATCGCGTCGTCGCCAGCGCCCGAGAGGAGATAGCCCGTCCGGATGCCGTCGCTGATTGCGTTGCTGGCGTCGTCAGGGAGCGAGGGCTGGAAGACGCCCGTCACGGACCCACTTCCGAAGTTCGCGTCGATCTTGATAGTTGGAATCTGGCTCATCGTCGCCTCTGAAGAGCGTTTTCGAGGTCGTTCACCTGTTGCTCGAGATCACGGACCTGATCGGTGACCTCCCGCTCGAGGTCGGACAGATCAGCGTTGATCTCGATGCGGTTCTCCTGATTGACTTCCGCCGTCTCAGTCGTCGATTGGTTTCCAGAACCAGAACCACGCGACGCGGACTGGGGACCTTCCTGACCTGCAGCGGACCCAGCGAACACACCCGATAGAAGTGCAGCCCCGCCGCCCCTCGCTGCGATGCCAGCGCCAGCTGCATCGCCGAATGGGAGCGGCCCATCGGCTGCTGCGAGAGTTGCCCCAGCCGCCAGCGATCCTGCGGCCAGACCGGTTTTTCCCAACGCTTCCCAATCCGTCGAACCCCCTGTTCCGTCAGGGCCTGTCGAGTAGGCATCAGACCCTGCAGTTACGTCGACCGGTTCACCTGTCGATTCAGCATTTTCGATATCGGCGTCCTGCAGCGGCGTATGGTAGCGTTCACTCATACTGAGCTGCCCCTCCGGATCAATGAACGGCGTTTCGCCGACTGCCGTGGTCCCCTCAGGTGTCACCTCAATGTCGGTCGAAGTGTCACCAGTCGGTCCCGTACCACTACTGGATGACGACCCACTATCGGTGAGATGCTCCATCAACGCCTCCGCGGTGATGGTCCCAGAAACCAGATCTGCTGCCGCTACGGCAGCTGCATTCGCGACCACGTCACCGGGAGAGATCGACGCGCCGGTGGTGATCAAAGCGGTGGCAGAGATGTCGGCCGCCACCGAGATCAGATCCGTTGCAGAGATGCTTGCCGCTGTGTCGATCACGCTCGTGGGAGTGATCGTCGCCTTGCTCGCGACGAGCGCACCCACGGTGACCGTCGCGGCCGTACCGACAACGTTTCCGACACCGACCGTGGCCGCGGTGGTAACGACATCTGAAGCCTCGACTGATGCCGCTGCATCGATTATATGACCGGGGCCGATCTGCACGGGGTCGACGATGTCTCCAGGGCCGATACTCGGCATCGCATCGCTGAGCCAGGTGACGATATTCGCGCCTATCGACGACGCGATCGCACCGACACCCAACGCTAACCCGATACCACCCATCCCCATACTGCCCATCCTCCCGCCCCGAGACGTCTGTGAATCTTTCTCGCTCTGCTCGAGCAACTGCTGAAGAAGGTCGTTGCGCTCCTCGTTGAGATCGAGGTTGTCCGTCCAGGCGTCGTCGATAGACATCAGGCTCTCGTCCTGCGAGGAGAGCAGCTGGCGCGACATCGCCCGCTCACGGCCAGCGATTCGGGAGCCGCTACCACCGCCTCCGCCGGCGCTGGTCGAGACGTCGACCTGGACGTCGCCGATCTCGTCTTCGATCGTCTGGCGAGCGCTCCGAAGGCTGCTCGGGTTGACCGTGACGTCCAACTGGGCGCCAGTCTCGAACGTGGTCATCCGAACGACCCTCCGAGTTGCTGCTTCAGATGGGGAAGCATGATCAGGAACGCCTCGACGTCACGCCAGGGGTAGTCATCGACTGCTCGTGGATCGTGACCGTTGTACATGAGAATCGTCTTCGCGACCGTTACTCCGAGGTCTCGTGGTAGGTCTCGCTCTTGGCCTCGACCAGCTGCATGAAGGAGTTTCCCTCCCGGTCACCGACCGTCGAGAGGCTGTTGATCTCCGACTCGAGCCAGTTGGTCAGCTGCTTCGGAAGGCCGCCGATCTGGTCGACTTTGTACTGGAACGGATCGTCGATATCGGTGAGATCCTGAGCGTCGAAGAACGGTGCCGAGCGCATCCCTTGGGCAATCCAGAAGATGCTCGCCGCCCCCTCTGCAGACTCGGTCGGCGAGATCGTCGTCGCCTGGAAGTCCGCGACGCGGTCGTTCACCTCGGCGACCTCGGACGTCGTCAGCCCGCCGAGTTCGAACATGGCGTCGCCGCCAAACTCTTCGCGGGCCCACTCAAGACCGGCGAGTTGGCGCTCGATCTCGGACGCTTCGTTGCTCAGACGCACGAACTCGTCGTTGTCCTGAGATCGCTCGTCGGGATGGATCTGCGCGACCTCGTCGGCGAGTTCCTCGCGTTGGGCTTCGAGATCGTCGGTCGCCTCGTCGGTAGTCGTAGTTTTTGTATTAAGTGGCATGATATATCAGAGAAGGTTGTTACGCGAACGGGTCGGCCATCGAGACGTCGGCCTCGGCGGTGACGACGTCGACGAAGAACTGGATCGACTCCTGGACGCGCTCGTCACCGCTCGGCGGGATGTTGTCCCAGCCGTACGTATCCGGACGGACGCCCGTCAGCGAGAGCGTGATTTCATCGCCGTCGCCACGCGTCAGCGGGAGTTCACCAGAGACGCCGTCGATGCCCGACGTCGAGACCGGCGCCGTCGAGTTGCCGTAGGCCAGCGTCACGTTGCTCGACAGCGAGTCGTCGACGATCTTCGACGCCGAGAGGTTGTACTCGGCGTCGCCCGCGACGGCGTCGATCGCCTTCCGGTTCCAACCGCGGTCGAGCGAGCCGTTGTTCGTGATCTCCAGCGTCGCCTCCTGCATCTTCTTCTGGGTCGTCCCGTCAACGGTCAGGCTCCCGCCGTGGTAGACGTACGGCGACTGGTCGCCCCCCTCGATCGAGCCTGGCGTCATGCTCGAGTTCTTCTCCTCGTCGCCGTACACGATCGTCTGGGAAACGCGGACGTTCGATCCATCGGAGATCTGGACCTGCAGTGACGTCGTCGCCGCGCCCTTCAGTTCGCGCTCGCACGTCGACGAGCCGACGTCGACGCCGATGTACCAGCGCGACGTCGGCATCTGGCCGGCGCCCATCGACCACTCGAGGACGCCGTCGGAGTCGCTGTCCGTGTGTTCGCTGACGAAGACGTCCGTCAGCGCCCAGGGGTGGCAGAGGTCGTACTCGATCTCGTACGCACCCTCAAGCTGCTGGGCGACCGCCTCGATCGCCTCGTTGTCGTCGGGGAGTCGCGAGCGCTGGAGCGCGTTCCGCAGCTCCAGACTGCTCACCTGAACGTCCCGGCCGGGATAGACGTAGGTCGGGCCGGTTGGGAGCGTGCCGTAGCTGTCTTCGCGGGTCCAGACGACGCTGGTCGTGCCGGCCCCGGTCATGCGATACCACCGTTCGTGTCAGTGTGTCGGATCATGGTAGCGTTTCGTCGCCCTGGAAGACGACGTCGAAGTCGGTTCGGTAGTAGTCGCGGTACGACGCCGAGTCCGGCGCCACGTTCGTGATCAGCAGCGAATGGTAGTCCGTGTCCGGAGCGCCGACAGCGGGGTATGTTCGCTCTGCGAGCAGCGCCCGCTTGATTCGCCGGACCAGTTCATCCCATGGGATACCGTCGGCACCGGCCGGGTCGATGTGCCCCCACTCAGCCGCGTGGAGTCCCTCAACCCGGACGCCAACCACAGTCTCAACTTCGTGATCGTACTCGAACCCGAGCGGTTCGGGGTCGCGATCGGCGAGCGTTGCGCCAACGAAGTTGGCCTGCTGGAGGTCGCCCTTGCGCTTCCGGATGTCGTCCTCGAGGATTTCACTCTCGTCCCGGTTGACGCGCTTGAGCGGTACCGTCGTGGAACCGACGACGCTGCCCAGCTGCTCTAGGACCCAGTCGACTTCGGCGCTCATCTTTTCAACCTCGCACAGGCACGCAGCAGAGATTCGACGGGTCTGATAGGATCAGTCGGGAGATTCCGGCCAGGTCGTGGACGGCCACAACCGGGGCACGGATGACAAACAGAGCCGGAGCGGTACACTACGCCTTTATCGTCGCCACAAACGTCGCAGATCATCGCTGTATCTCCCTCCGAAGCCAGTTCAGCGCATCTCTCACGAACCGCGACTCGGGGATGCCTGAAGGCTCGGTCTCGTGGAAGAACACGCGCCAGCCGTCGCCCTCGCGATCGAACTGCTCGCGTACCCACGCCGGCGGATCCTCCCACACGAACGAAAGGATCGGGTTCCCCTCGACGGTGTGGTCACTGGTCCCCAGCTCGAAGAACGGCGCTGCTGGATAGTCCCAGCCGACTCGGATCCGAAGTCGGTTGTCGGTGCGTTCGATGTCCACCTGGCCCAGCGACTCGATGATCGGCTCAATCGAGTAGTCGTATCGAGAGCCGTACTCTCGAAGGATCTCATGAGCTTGCTGGATCGCCTGATGGACGAGATTCCCTTGTTTGCCGACGAACTCGTGCTCGGCGCCGTCGAGGAGGGCCTCCTGAAGCTTCGACTCGAAGTCCGAATCAAGCGTCACCATCGTCACCCTCCGTATCGCTACCCTGGAGCTCCTGTGCAGTCTCGACGGCGTTCTCGACCGTTCGCCGCCCGAACACCGAGTAGGCGGCGGCGAGTACCAGCGCCAGCATCACGACCTGCCAGATCGTCTCGAGCGGCGAGCCGGTGGCCTGGCCGTAGGCCCACAGCCCGACGACCGCCAGGATCACCGCAGCGCCGACGCCAGCGCGCAGCGCGCGGTAGGGGCGATCCGGTCTCACAGATAGACCTCCAGGAGTTCTTCGGCCTGTCGCTCGAGTGCTTGGACCTTCGTCTCGACCGACTGCAGTGACGACTGCTCCGGAATCCCGAGCGCAGCCTCGTCATCGGGCGCGAGCAGCTGCGCGCCGGCACGCATCGCGACGGCCCGCCGGACGTTCTTCGGGACGCCCCCGTGGCCGTACTCGAAGGTCACGTACACCGCGTTGCTGTACGAGTCCAGGACAGGCTCGCCGTCTGCGTCGAGGAAGTGATCGGCGTCCAGGTACAGCTCCGACCAGCCGCCGTTGTTCACTTGGACGTAGTAGTCGTCGCCGAGAGCGTCAGGGAACTGCCCGCCGGCGTACTCGTCGCTGGCCACCCACTCCTCGAAGCCATCCTCACCAGCGACCAGTAGCTGCTCGACGGCGCCGGCGTCCCGACGGGCCAGCCGGAGCTTGGTGTAGCCCTGATGCCACGTCTTCGGCGTCACCGGTTCGCCGACAACAGTGGCGCCGCCGGTCGGGACCGACTCCTCGTCGTTCCGCGACTTCGTTGACGTCGGGATTAGGTCCTTGTCGTCCTCGGTGATCCCGTTGGGCTCGTACCAGTGGCGCTTTGTCGTCTTCTCAAGCCATTCGGTCTGACTCGTAATCGCGTCGACGACCGTCTGGTGATCGTCCGCGCCCCAGGCGCCGCTGTCGAAGCTGTCGATCGTCTTCTGGAGCGCCCGGCGGACGTCCTCGACGGTGCAGTAGCCGGTGGGCATCTCTGGTTACCTCGGATTGTTCCGTGCTTCGGCGGAGATTGTCGTTCCGTTCGTACTGGTCAGCTCGACGCTGTCGCACTGTGGGATGTCGACGACGTAGCTGCTGGTCTCGGAGAGCGTCCGACTGTCGACCGCATACGTGCCGGCATCCCCGACGATCGAGATGGTGAGCGTGTCGTCGGCCGCGCCGCCGAGGTCCTCGAGCGAGACACAGACGGCGGGTGTGTGATAGCCGTCGATCAGCGCGGTGACTGACTCGCCCGCTGTGAGGCTCTCAGAGTCAGCGAGGACCTCGGTTGCGTTCCAGGCGGGCACAGATTAGTCCTCCAGTTCCTCGCGGCGTTCGTCGATCGCGTCGTAGACGGTCTCGCGGCCGCGGCCGTCCTCCTCGGCCGCCTCGATCTCGTCGAGGACCTCGTCCACGAGGCCGTCCTCGATGTCGTCGGCGACGTCGGAGACCGGTGTCCGGTCGACGAACGCCTCGGCGTCGCCGGTCGCGATCGCCGCGCCAGCGTCGTCGACGTCGTCCTCTTCGTCCTCGATGTCGCGGAACTCGGCGTCGGTCGCGTTGACGCGCTCGAAGAAGCCCCGCTCGTCACAGAGATACTCAGCTGCCTGTCCGGTGACCTCGTGGGTGTCGCCGTAGCCCGAGACCCGCTCCAGCGTTGCGTGCGCAAACCGGCTGGGGCCGTCGACGTGGCGGATATGTTCCATCAGAGCTCACCTCAGGCGTCCGCCGTGACGTCGAACGTGACGAAGCTCGAACCGTCGTAGCCTCGCCAGGCGTTCTGGGCCGTGTTGAACCACATCTCGCCGCCCTCGAGGTTGCCCGCGGGCGGGTCCTCGGAGAGGGTGCGGATGATCCGATACTCCTCGAACGCCTCGCGCACTCGTGCGTTAGTGGTGGGCATCAGTGCTCACCTCAGGGCGTGGTCGGCGCCGCGATGTTCGTGCCGAGCGCACCGGCCTGGAGCTCCTCGATCTGGAAGTCGAACTGCCCCTCGATCAGGTTGCGGCTGTGAAGCCGGCGCTCCATCGTCTGGTCCGTCTGGGTCAGCTGCGTCATCTCGACTTCCTCGAAGAGGCCGTAAACCAGGTTCGTCGGGTTGACGAGCATCATGACGTCGTCGGGCCAGTACGAGACACCCTGGATGTCGTACTCAAACGGCGTGACGTCGTTGTCGCCCAGCAGTGCCGCGACACCCAGCGAGTCCTCGCGCTCGGTGAGGTTGTAGTGGTAGCTCTGAACCTGGGACTTGCTGGTGAGGAACACCAGGTCGTCGGGATCCCGGTAGCGCTCGGGCACCGTCTGGATCATCGCGTTGAACAGCGCCGTGTTGACCGGCTGGGGATCGCCGTTGCCGTCCGAGTGGTCGTAGGTCGGCATCGTCGAGGCGTCGGCCTCCTCGCCAGTGCCGATCCGGTCCGAGGCCGTGTCATTGCCCTCAGCGATCGCGATCCAGCCGTCGAACGTGTCGTTGAACGTCGCCGGCAGCGAACTGCCCGACCGGCCAGCGTTGACACCGATGTTCTGGATGTCATTACCCCACGCACGCTCGAAGTGCGAGAGGATGACGTCGGCGACGCTGTCTTCGTCGGTAGTGACATTCTTGACCGAGTCCCGCTTTAGGTCGTACTGGATGTAGTACGACTGGTCGGTCGCGTTGAACTCGACCGATCCCGTCTCGGCGTCGGAGTCGGCCGTCCCGTCGGCATCCTCGCCGCCCTCGGCGCGGACGTCACCCGAGAGCTCGGGGACGCCGATCTTCGGGACGCCCATCTCCAGGCGCGGCAGCGTCTCGACGCGAACCATCTCGAGCAGGTTTGCATCGCGCTGCTGGCGCTCGATGAACCGCTCGTAGAGATCGCGGGGGAGCTGGGCGCCGTTGAGGCTCGACGTGTCGATCGTCTGCTTCTGTACCGAGTCCGTGTTCGCCTGTCGTGCGTCTTCGATATCAGACATCAGATGTCACCTCCGCCGACGCCGCCGCCCAGTGCCTTCTTGAACTGCGCAGCGTCCTCGGACATGTCGCCGTCCGTGCCGCTCTTGTCGACGCCCTCGAGCTGCTGGCTCGCGCCAGTCTGCTTCGAGATCGTGTCGATACGCTCGCTGTTCTTCTGCTGCCCCTCGTGGAGCCGCTTTGCCCACTCCGGGGCATCATCGAACGCCTTGTCGACGTCGTCGGCGTCGGCGTCCTTTTGGTTGAGCGCCTCGTCGATGCGCTCGCTGTTCTTCTCCTGTTCCTCTTTCAGCGCCTTTGCCCACTGGGGAGCGTCGGCAAACGGGTCGTCTCCGTCGTCGGTGGTCGTGTCCTTGCTCATGGTGAGATCACTGTCGGTGTCGGACTCCTCAGCCACCCAGGCAGCGAAGTCCTCGGTGACCGGCGTCTCATCGCGCTGTTCGCGAACGTACTCGCGGTACTGCCAGACGGCCTCATCGGCCGCGAAGGCCGTGTCGTCGTCGAGGACGTCCGTCTTCCAGATCCACGAGGAGAAGTCCGCGAACGGTGCCTCGCCCTGGTTGTCGACGAACCGCTGGAGCGCGTTGACGACGAGGTCCCCCTGCTCCTCAGTCAGCTTCTCGACCGGGGCGGCCTTCTCGCCGTCGTCGTCCTCGTCGCCGGCGCCGCCGTACTTGTCGGCGTACTCGGTGAGGTCGAAGTCCGAATCGGGATCGTCTGTAAACCGGTTCGTCTCGAAGTCCATGTCCGACGCCAGCGCCGCCTCGGTCGCGTCGTGAGCGGCCTGCAGCGCCTCGCGGTTGTCGGCGTTCAGCGGCCGGCCCTCCTTCGCGGTGGTGAGAGCCTTTGCGAGCGCGACGTCGGAGACCTCGGACTGCCCAGGCGTGGGACTTACGTCGTCATCGGACTCCGGATCAGCACTCGTCTTGCTGAACGCCTGTCGGAGGCGTTTGAGAAAGCCGACGTCCTCAATATCGAGGTCCGGTGCGTCGGCGTCGGGATCTGGTTGTGACTTGCTCATAGCGTGCTTCGAATCGGCCGCCTCGATCGACTCGAGGTAGCCCCACAGGTCGCGGACGTCCGCCTCGTCGTGTCCGCGGCTGGTCATGACGTCGACGAACTCATCCTCGCCGGCGACGTCGTCGACGATCGACTTGTCGGTCTTCGTGGTCGCGAACTGCGCCGAGACCACGGCCGGGATGTCGACGTCGGAGATCTCGCTGACGAAGCCGTTGGTCACCTCAACCGGCGGCCAGTACCGGTCGTCGACCGCGTCGGGGTCGACCGAGTCAGGGATCGCGACGTCGTCCGGGAGATCCTCGATCGAGTCGAACTCGATCGCCTCGGTGACCTGCCCGCCGATCGAGTAGCCATTCAGAACGCCCCGATCAACGAAGTCCCAGAGCTCGTCGTTGTGGTACTGGCGCTGGACGACCCAGTCGCCGGCCTCGAACTCCGCGCCGTCGATCGTCTCGGCTTCGTCGAGCAACTCGTTGCGGACGAGCTCGGCGTCGTCGTCCGGAAAGCGCCCGTGCATCACGCCGTGATCCGGATCGGGGTTGAACATCGCCTCGACGCCCTCGGCGCGGAAGAAGTCGAGTTGGTGGTCGACCTCGCCGGCCGTGAGCGCGAGCCCCGTGGCTACTTGCTCGGCGTCGTCGGTCGCCTTGATCGCGACCTGTTTGGTAAACTGCCGACTCTCGTGGTCAGTCATCGTAGGTCCTGAGAACGCCGGTACAGATCTCGGGTAGAGGCCCCGGCGAGGGCGTACCGTCATCGCGCCGCCAACTACTGTCCGATCTGCGGCCAGCCGGTCGTATTGGTGAGCTCCTCGTAGGGGTACGACATGCGAATGTTGTGATAGTGGTACGAGCCCGCGCTCGACGCCGAAAGCCAGGAGTCCCACTCGTCTTCGTCGACGCCGAGGTAGACGTAGATCCGATCCTGGCGATCGTCGCCGCCGTGGAAGCGGACGTACAGGTCCTCGGTCAACGACTGGTAGAGCGCGCTGTGGATGTTCGACGAGTCGAACGTCTCCATCCGGACCTGATCGTTGTCGTCGTCCTTGACCGCCTCGTGGTCGACGTCGATCGACTCGCGCGTGCCGACCATGTTCTCGGTCGGAGGTGCGTCCTCGGGGCGATTTTCGTCGACGACGTCGGCCGCCTGGTTGCCGAGGTTCGCGAGGAGCGTGTCGCCATCGACGTCGTGCTCTTCGGGGAGCGGATCCTTGTCGAGTTCAGCCCGTGCTTCGTCGACGGTCAGAGTGCCGTTCGATGCACCGATGCGCTTCTGGGCGATCGTGGCGTCGCGGTCTGGCCGATCGGCGCCCTTGAGCTTGAACTCGATCGTCCAGTCGGTGACGTCGAGCGCCGTCTTGTGGAGAATCTCGTACAGCCGCGCCTCGAACTTCAGCTGCTCGGGCGCGATCACCTCCTCGGCGAACTCGCGGACCTGCTCCTTCGAGTTCGACCGGTTGGACTGTCCCGGCCGGTTGTAGAGGATCGGCGGCACCTCGTGGACCTTCGCGATGTCCTGTTCGGCCTCCTTCCGCAGCGTCTCGTAGTCCATTTGCCCGGCGTTGTCGCCGGCGAGCGGTCGGAGTTCCACCTCGATCCCCGAGCCGCTTTCCGACTCCAGGCTGAGGTCGTTCGCCTCCTCTTCGAGCTTCTCGACCTCAAGGATGGACGCCCGGTGCGGGTTGTCTTCGAGGTCGTTGAGCATCTCCCGGAGCTCGTCTTTCGAGTCCTCGGTGAGGGTGCCGCCTTTGACGATCACCGCGAAGTGCGAGATGCCGAAGTGCTCGAGCTTGTCCTTGTTGTAGCGCTTGGCCGCCTGGTCCATCGCGATCGTCTCCATCGCTGAGATCCAGTCGGGGATCCCGTAGTAAGTCGCGATCGGCGATGGGTTCGGGATGAAGATCAACTCGTTCGCCGGCTCGTTGTCGAGAGCCTCCGCCGACCCGTAGGCGACGTCGCCGTCGACTTTGTCGACGAACACGCGCTCGTCGTTGGGGTCGTCCTCGTCCAGGTAGCGATCGCCCGCCTCGGCGAAGTACCGGCGTTGGCCGTGCCGGCGCTGGACGTAGCCATGGCCCGCCGTGACGATCGTCTCGCCGTCCTCGGTCTCCTTCTCGGTCTTGCGGACGCGGACGGTCGTCGCTGGGACGTGTGCCAGCCCGGTCGGCGTCCCGTCGGGAGCGACGAGGATCTCCAGGGCACACCAGCCGATCATGTGGTAGTCCTGGCGGGCGAGTTCCAGGACCTCCGTCGGCGTCGTCGCCGGCGTGTGCTCGGGTCCGGTCTGCCACTTCGACTGACTGCCGTACCAGAACTCGTCGACGGTGTCGCGCTCGTCGTCGCTGGCGTCCTCGGGGTCAACGGATGTGTGCGGGACGACGTCGAAGCCGTAGCCTGCTTCCCAGCGCGCCTTCTTGCGGATCGCCGCGGCGTGGGTCTCATTCAGCTCCGAGAACGCGGCCAGCGTCTCTGGCGGATACGGCGGCCGGATGCCCCAGCCGCGTCCAGTCGCGATGTGGCGCTCGTCGAGCTGCGTGGTCTCCCGAGCCTTCGACATCGCATCGCCGGTGCCGAGCTTGCTGACGGTGAGCGCTACGGTGCCGTCATCACTTTCGCTCATCACTGAACACCCCGCGTGTCATCGACATCGCCCTCCTCGTCGTCCTCCTGGTCGAGCGCGTCGCGGACGACCTCGACCGTCTCGGCGCCGCCGCGGATGCCGTCCTTCTCGCGCGTGTCGTCGTCGGTCTCGTCGGTACTGTCAGTCATAGGTGAGTTACTGCACCTCCGGAGTCGCCGTCGGCATCGCGCTGCTCTCGTCGGCTGGCGGCCGCGGCCAGCTTATCGAACATCGAAGCGGCGAGCGCGTACGCGTCGACGCTGTCGTCGTACCCGTCGTCCGGCGCCTGGTAGCGGGTGTAGCCCGTGTCGGAGACGTCCTCCTGGAGCTGCCGAAGCTCGAGATGAAGTTGGTCGAGAGCCTCGATATCAGGGACGGTCAGGTCGCCCGACTCGACCAGCGTCGCCAGCGTCTCGATGAGTTGCTTCTTCGTCTTCGGCGAGAACGACGTCGGCTCGACTCGCACGCCGGCGCCGGCGAGGTCGGACACGATCTTGTTATCGCGAGAGCCGTCTGGGATGACGACCCCTCCGTAGGAGTCGTACACCGCTCGGATGCGATCCTCGATGCCGTCCCAGGACTCGTTCCGAGACCGATAGTAGTACGCCAGCTCGCCGGCCGCGTCGAGAGCAAGCGTGACGCGGTAGTCCTGCGATCGTGCGAAGTCGACGCCGATCGCGACCGGACGGGAGACCGCGCCGGGATCCCGGCGGACCTCGCCGACGAACTCACCGTTCGGGTCGTGCTCCTGGTCGACGTCGACGTCGTAGTCGCCGGTGAACAGCTTGTCGTCGAGATCGCGGAATACCTGGCCGCCGTCATCCGGCAGCTTGGCGAGGTACTCCCGCTCGAAGAGGTGCGGGGGGACCGACCCGCGCTTATCCTCGGGATTCTCTGCGAGGAACGGGTTGTCGGCTGACGTCGCGTGCCACGACTCGTACTCGGGGTAGTCCGCGCTCTGACCGTAGTCGAAGAACCGGTGGAACCACGACCGGGGCCGGTACGGCTTCGAGATGATCAACGCCGAGCCCTTACTGTCCAGTAGCATCGGCTCGAGGTCACCGTACCAGATCCCCTGGCGCATCTGGTCGGCCTCGTCGAGGACGATCCGGTCGACGCCCTCGCCCTGGAGACTCTTCGGCCGGTCGAACGTCCGAAACTCGATCGTGCCACCGTTCTCCAGTTCGATGAACCGAGGCTTGGACTCGCCGTAGTCCGCGATCCAGGCGTCCGGGATCGCATTTTTGACCTTGTCGTAGCCGTGCTTGTTGGCCTGGTCGTACGTCGGCCCGACCCACCAGACGAGTACCTTCCAAGGGTCGTCCGGGCCCCACTCCGAGCCCCACGGCCGGCGGGCGTACTCGATCGTGTCGATCGCGCCGGTGACGTTCTTTCCGGCTCGACGTCCCCACCGGCAGACGCGGAAGCGGGCGTCCGACTGCAGCACCTGCCGCTGCTTCTCGTGGACGGAGTACTGCGGCGCCGGCGTCAGTGGCGTCCGGCCACCAGTGTCGGTAGCTCTACTCATCGTTGCCATCGTCCTCCGAGGAGTAGGTGACGAACTCGGCAGTCACGTCATGTGATGCATCGACGTCGGCGTCCATGTCGACCTCGCGCTTCTCGGTCTTGACGTAGTCGTAGGAGCGCTCGAGGACGAACTCCGGGTCGACGTCCTGAATGAGCTCGCGCTCGGCTTCGCTTCGCGCGCGTTCGAGCGACTCCGAGAAATCCTCGTGGGCCTCACGCCAGTTGTGAAGCGTCGAGACGCCGATGCCGGCGACACGGGCGATCCCCTCGTAGGTGAGCCCCTCGCGAGCCGCGTTGAGGATGTCGTCCTCGTACTCCTCGAGCAGCGACGGCCGGCCCTTTCCACTGCCCCCGCCCCTGAGGATTGCCTGGGCTGACGTCTCCCCGAGCATGTGGACGGCGGCGAGTTCGTCGGCGCTCGCTGCGAGGACCTCGTCGACGGTCTCGAAGCCGGCCTCGTACAGCTGTTCGGCGATCGCCTCGCCGACGCCGTCGATCTCGGTGAGGTCCTCAGTCATGGTCACTTGTCCTCGGAGTCGTCTTTCGACTGGCCACCGTCAGGGAGAGTGACGGCGTTGAGTGCGCGCTTGACCTCGAAGTCCCACATCTTCCCCAGGACGGTGAACGCGATCGCGGTCGTCCCGATCACGATCTCGTAGCGTGCCGGGTTCGCCCCGGTGAACATCGGAGCGACCACGATCGTCGCCCAAACGCCGAAGAGGATCAGCGTCGCGATCGTCCGTTCAAGAGTTTCCTCGTCAGGCATCAGTGTCCTCCCCAGGCAGATGAGTTCGATTTTCGCGCGGTCCAGCGGGTCGTCCGAATTCGGTTTGACAGACATGGCATCTATCGAGCCTCCTCGAGCCGTTCGATGTCGAGCCCAGCGTCTTCGAGAATCCGCTTGACCTCACGCGTCCCGAGCTCGCGATCGAACGACGCTTCGCGGAGATGCGGGCCCTTGTGCATCAGCGCCGACGGCTCCTCGTGGGCATCGATTGTGCCATCGGCGAACAGTCGAACGTGCAGTTGGCGGAACGGGAGCTCCGAATGCGCGTGCGGATCATAGTGGAACCGGACCAGGTTCGCCTCCTCGCCCTCGTAGTGATAGCTCAGGAGCCAGTTCGGCGTGAAGCCGGCCCAGGCCAGCTCCTCAACAACGCGGTTCGTCGACGCGTTCGGATCCAGCGTCGGCGCGTCCTCGGTCCGGGAGACGCGGAAGTAGCGAGCCCGACCGCGTCGGATCGCGTCCTCGACGAGCCGAAGCGTCTGGTCGTCCTGGAGGACGTCGTCAAGCAGCTCCTCGGGGTCGAGTTCGTTCAGCGCCGGCACCGTGAGGTTCTGGACCATTACGACCGCCCCCTGCGAACGCCGAGCTTCACGGCCAGGCGGAACAGTTCCGTGTCGTAGCCTTGGAGCGTCTCCCGTTCCTTCCCTGCGCGGACGGTCTTCCGGAGGATCCGCTCGTCGACGGCGACGCCGGCCTCTCGAAGCCGCTCGATCAGCGGTGTGGTAAGCCGAAGCGCCTGGATCTTCGAGAGCGTCTCCGACTCGGCCCAGCAGCCGATCCGCGAGCAGCTTCGGCAGGTCGTCTTTGGAACGCCGCGCTGGATCTCGCCATACATGGCCTGGCCCTGGGCGGTCGGGCAGGGATCTCGCGAGTCGACGTCCTGCTCAAGCGTTGCGCGGGCAGTCCGGTGGTGGTCCTGGACGTCGAGCGGCTCGGCGCGTCGATCGAGGCGGGCCTCATCGATGTCCTTCACGTGCTCGAAACAGCCATTACAGATCCGGGGATTGTACCAGATCAGTCGGTCGAACGCCTCGGTCGGCGAGACGTGCCCGTCTGGGCTGGGGGATGTGGTCGTACTCATGGTGAGAATAGCGTCGCTGCAGGGCGGACGACGATCACGGCCGCCGACGAGCGTCGGCGACTCCCGCGCCCTGTCGCGATCCGTTACCAGAAAATTTGGTTGCAGATTACTTACGATTGCTGGCCTGCATAAATATTATAAAGAACTTTCCGAGCGTCGCCGGAATCGCGCGTCTTAGCCAAATTGCACTGTTCTCCGAGCCGATCCAAAGCGAACCGAACAGTCGGCTCGGGGAGGTTCGTTCGATCGATTAACTGAGCGACCGTGAGCGGCCCCTCTCGATCGAGGATGTCGTAGACGTAGTTGGCACTGGGCGGCAGGTCCTCGGGCACCCCTTCGTGACCGGTCGTTTGGTCAGTCACTCGGGGGGGTCACCCGTACTGGCCGCCGATCGCCAGTTCCACTCACCACCCCCGGACTCGGTCGTTGCCGTCTCTTCGTGTTCACTGGACACAGTGGGGTCCCGAATCGCCAACGACCACGTATAGGAGTCCAATACGTGGTCCTTGGCGGTTAGTTGCGACGTGGTATCGACGACGCCGGCGTTCGGCGCCCCACTGTCGGCATACACGGTCGCACCGTGGTCGCCGGCGCTCTCGAAGGCCTGGACCGCTGGCTTCCCGACGTCGTCATCCGTCAGTCGCGAGAGCGTCGTCCGGACGTGCTCCTTCGAGCAGCCGACCGAGTTCGCGATCTCCCGCGCCGTCTGCGCGCCGGCGTCGCTGCGGAGCTCGTCGACGATCTCCTGTTGCGTCTCGGTGAACGTCCACTCGACGCCAGGCACCTCGACGTCGGCGAGCCCGGCGGGCATCGCATCAGTCCGGACGAACACCGTCGCGTGGGAGTCGTCCTCGCCGGGATCACGGGCGTACCGACCGGCAGCCTGGGCCGTGTGGTTCTCGCGAACGCTCGCAAGGATCTCCTGGGCGACGTCCGCATCCGGTCCCTCGAACCCACGCCCATGAGCACGACGTCGGCCAGTGCCAGCGCACTCATGACAACCGTCGCCGCCACAGTCCTCACACTCGGCGTCAGAACGCTCAGGTTCGGCGTCGAGGTCGAGCTCGGCGAGCAGGTCAACCACGGCGCCGTCACCGGGGTCGAGACAGCCGTTCACGAGGCCGACGCGCTCGTGTGCGAAGTCGTTCCGTGACTTCTCCTCGCCATAGTGCATCGTCGACGGATCGACACAGCCCGCCTCGTCCATCAGCTGCTGGAGTTGTCCTTCGACGGCCGACGTCGTGATCGCGGTGCGGACCTGCTCCCCACCGTACTCGTCGACGAGGTGCTCCAGCAGCGCGCGGACCTGGCCCTCGTTGAAGTACTCGCCGCTCGCGAGCGGCCGGGTTGCATCGCCCACCTGGACGACGCGAAGGCCGCGCTCGAAACGCCGCCAGAGCTGTCGCTCTTCGGAGTCGAGGACGTCCTTGATCTGGATACTCGGATGAACGTTTACCATCCACTTCGGGCGGGCGGGCCAGGCGTCGAGGCCGACCACGCTGCGAGCCTGCGAGAAGTCCGGCGCCGACCGGACGGTCCGCAGCTCATTGTCATCGTCGAGCGTGACGCTGACCCACTCGCGGTTCCAGGCGTCGTCGTCGACGGCCTGGGCGTCGAGGCGCGGCGGCTCGTGGGGCGTCTTCCCGAAGCGCCGGCCGTTGCCGCGTTCCTCGGCGTTGAAGATCGCCCGCGCCAGCGCCGGCGCCAGGGTGTGGGCTCGCTCGTCCTCGAAGTAGTGTTCGAGTGGTGGCTTCTGGTGGAGCGCATCGCGCAGCTGATCGCGCTCCGCAGCGGCGTCGGTCCCGTACTGGTCGTTCAGCGAGAGTTGGATGAACGCTTCCCAGGTCGTGATCGGAGCGTCGATCGCCTGGAGGTAGGCGGTAACCGCTCGCTCAACGCGGTTCTTTTCGAGGTCCTCGACGAAGCCAGGCTCCTCGTCGATCACGAGGTTCGTCCCGAGGCGAAGTCCTGGGACGTGGGCAAAGTTGTGGGTCGCGAAGATGACGTCGACGTCGTCGCGAACAGCGCGGTAGGACTCCCACTGCGAGATCGCGGGGCACGTCGACGGCGTCTCGTCGAAGTCGCCCTCCTCTTCGTCGTACGTCGTCTCGCCGGAGCAACACGGCAGGTCGACGCCCTGGTCGTTGTGCTCCTCGAGGCGCCGGTGGGCCGCGGAGAACGGGATACCCCTGCCTTCGCACATATCCGCGAGCCACTCGGCGGCGGCCGTCCCGTTCATCGTGATCGGCGTGTACTCGAGTTCCTCGTCGGCGCCCGCAGCGGGCGGATCATAGTCTCCGGCGGCGACATCGCACGCCTCATGCCGGGACTGCAGCGCGAAGTAGTCGACGTCGGCCTCGCGAGCGGCCTCGATCGCCTCGTCGCGAGCGTCCCGCGTCGCGTGCAAATGGACGACCGGCGCGTTCCCGGTGACGCCGTCGAGCGTAGCGTCATTGTTCCAGGGCGTCGTCGCGACGGTATGTGACTTGCCGAGCGACGTCGGCGCGTCGACGACGGCGGTGTCCTGGTTGCGCATCACCTCGGTGATCGTCGCGAAGAGCTCGTCGCGGGCCTCGCGCGTCGACGGCCAGTCGAGGCCGCGCTTCTCCGCCGCCCGCTTGCGCTCGTGGTGGTCGAGCGCTTCGAGCTGCCCGAGCGGGAGTGCGCTCGTCGGTTGTGCTGACCCCTCGGTTTCGCCTCCGGAATCTGGTTCGTACTCAGGGATCGCGAAACCGAGATCCTGAAGATGATCAACACCTTGGAACCACTGCTCACCTCGGACGCCACCGGCAGCCTGCTCAGGTCGGAGCTCGCCGGCGTCGATGAGCGCCATGACGACTGGACCTCCGTAGCCGCCGCGATCGCCGGTGTCCTGCCAGATCTGGTCGTCGACGACGTTCGCGGTACCGTTCGAGTTCTTCCCCCAGGTCGGGTAGAACGCGCGCTTGCCGTCGCTCGTCGAGGCGTCGTCGTTCCAGGTGTGGATGATCGTGCGCTCAGCGACGTCGCGGGCGTCGAGTCGATCCAGCGCTGCGAAGACGTCGCGGATGTCGCTGGTCGTCTCGTCGGTACTCGTCGCTGCAGGCTCGTAGTCCGAGAGGTCGTAGTCGTCGCGATCCGTCGAGAAGTCCTCGCGCTGCGCGGTCGCGACGTCGTCGTTTGCTTCCAGAAGCGGTTCGAGAACATCGTCGTTCCACTCCCGGATCTCGGTCGGCGTCCCTGGGACGTGCTCGCCGGTCATCACGCAGACGCGCTTGCCGGGATACATCTCGATAGAGGGGAGCTCGTCGTTCGATCCCCAGGGCTCGTCGTCGAGTTGCCACGAGGCTTCCTTCACGCCGTCGGGGAGCTCCCCGCAGAAGATCGCGTGCGCGCCGGCGCCGGACTGGGAGACGTCGGCGTAGGTGAGCCCAAGGTGTTCGAGGATCGCGATGAACGCCGGGTGGACCTCGCCGGTCTCGGGATCGCGGACGTCGTCGCCGTCGACGTACGCGAACGGGTCGTCGGGCTGCTGGAGGAACGCCCGCCCGTCGAGACGGGGATCGACCTCGGCCATCGCGATGGTCTCTCCGTCGGCGTAGTTCTCGGTGTAGCCCCACTTCCAGCGCGCGTCGCAGTCGCACTCGTCGGTCGTAGCGGCCGCGTGCTCGTCCTTCGTACACGGGGCTGGCGCATCGCGGTCAGCCCACGGCGCGAAGGGCTTCTTCTCGACGTGGCCCATCCACTGCTCGCGCTCGAGGAGCTCCGGCGGATAGACATCGGACTCCGGCGCGTCGAACTCGGCGTCAGCGTAGCTGCCGTTGGCGGGCGTTCGATCGTCGGTCGGGGATTCGGTGTCGGGAGTCTCGTCGGCCTCCTGGTCGTCGTCAACGTCGACGATGTCGGACTGCTCGTCTCGATCAGCGAGCTGAACGCGGGGATCGTCGAGATCGCCGACGAGTTCGAGGGCGTCGGTACTTCGGATCGCGTCCTGGATCTCACGCTCACCCCAGCCGTTGGCCTGTGCCTGCTCGACAAGCTCGTCGCGGGGAACAGGATCGTCCTCGTCAAGACCGAGGTAGCCGCGGGTCTCCCAGAGGAGCCCTTTCCAGTCGGGCGCCCCCGTCAC